TCTGCGCTCGTATCGGTTACCGTGTCGAGCAGATCGTCACTCGCTCTGGGCTCAACGCTGCTGGCCACATCGGGATGATCGAGGACTTGATCAAGCAATACCGAAGGGGCGGGGAGCACCCCGTCGTGTTGATCGAGTCTGAGGGTGCAGCAGGCTGGGAGGTCTATAAGACCATTCGGGACTACGCCGAAAAGACGAAACACTTCGACTGCGTCCGCGTCCGAACCAGTGAGAAGGCGGTGCGCCAGCCTGGACAATTTGGCTACGTCCGGGACGAACTTTGGCAGAACGCAAAAGACTGGGTGAGGGAAGGCGGCTGCTTCCCGCCTCACGCAAAGCTCGAACGAGATCTGCACGCTCCGGAGTTCACGACCGACATAAGGATGCGTAGCAGGGTCACGAGCAAAAAGGATCTGCGCAAGATGCTGGGTCGAAGCCCAGATGCCGGCGATGCCTTTGTGATCTCGTGCTGGGAACCAAAATCGATTCGCCGTGATCCGGTTGCCGCCGATGGTCAGGCGGCCGCCCAACACTCGTATGACGACGGTGACGACAACGGATCGCTCAACCCATATCGTAGCGGGATGAACCCCTACCGTTCCGGCATGAACCCGTATCGAGGGCGCTAATCCCCCTCAAGTCGGGGCGTGGGTTTCAAAGATCGCCTAAATGACGCTGCAAAAGCGCTCCTCGGATTTTCGACTTATGCCGACAAGACCGTAAAGACCGGTTTTGATCTAGGCGCTGACATCGTCACCAAGGTCCGTGAAGCACTTGGTGGACAACTCCAGCCGCTAGCCCACACGCCGGCTGAGTGGTTCATCGCTGACCTGGCGAGAGCACTACACAACGCCGACAACGGCCAGATGATGACCGTCGGCCAGCTCTCTCGAGCGATGCGCCGTGACGGCCAGATCAACGGTTTGCTCCAGACTCGTACGTCCGGACTCGTCTCTCTGCCCAAACGGTATCGGGGCAACGAGGAGATGATCGCTGCGCTCAAGGCTGAGTCGAGCACCCGATCAATTTTCGATGAAATGAATCCGCCGACTGAGCTGGCATTGCTAGCGGCGGATGAGATCGTCGGTGGTATAGGGATCGCCGAACGGCTTCCGGTAGAAGGCCGTGACTATCCGGTCCTCTGTCGACTCGATCCAGAATTTCTGACGTACCGTTGGAATGAGAATCGTTGGTACTACCAGAGCGTGGCCGGCACATTGCCCGTCACCCCTGGGGATGGTCGTTGGGTTCTACACACCAAGGCTCGTCTGGCTCCGTGGCAGGGCGCTCTCTGGCCAGCACTTGGTCGAGCGTTCATCAACAAAGAGCACGCGATCCTTAATCGAGCCAATTTCTCGGAGAAACTAGCTAACCCCGCTCGCCTTGCGTACGCCCCGGCGGGCGCAACCGAAGACGAGCGTGAGGGTTTCCTAGCTCGTCTTCTAGGCTGGGGAACCAACACCGCCTTTGCGCTTCCGGTTGGCTACGACGCCAAGCTGCTCGAGTCCAACGGAAGAGGCTGGGAGGTCTTTCAGGCCTCGATCGACCAGAGCGATCTCGAAATAATGATCGGCCTAGCGGGCCAGGTCGTGACCGTAACGGGTGGCACCGGGTTCGCTAACGCCGACATTCATCAGACGATTCGTGCAGATCTGATCAAGCAAACTGCTGACAGCCTCGCCCACACGATCAACACCCAAATCCTTCCGCACTGGGTTTGGAGCACGTACGGCGAGGAGGCGCTTAACGAGTGCCCTCGAGTCGAATGGGACACCGATCCGCCCATCGACCGCAAGACATCGGCGGACGCGCTCACCGCCACCGCCACTGCAATCGAGAGGCTCAATCAGGTTCTCACGATCGCTGGGATCCAGGTCGATGTCGACGAGCTGGTGGCCAAGTTTGGCATCCCGATCAAGCCCGGTGTGAAGCCCAAGCCTCTACCGGAAAACGACAACGGTTCGAAGCCGGACCCAACTCCGGACAGTGACGGGGGCAGTGATGGCCAGTGAAACTAGGGCGTATGCGCCTCGAGGCGTAGTTGCGATCGATCCGTCGGCCTTTGGCCTCGAGTGGCTCCTACAGGCTCAGGCCGAGCCGTTCACAGTCGTGGGCAAGGCGGCCATCGTGGATATCTGCGGCCCGCTCACGCACCGCAAAACTCCAGAGGCGTGGTTCCAAACCTACTCAGAGATTACGTGCTCCGTTCGAGCTGCGTCCGAAGCGTCGGGCACGGACACGATCTTGCTCAAGATCAACTCACCCGGCGGGGACGTTCACGGGGCTTTTGACTGTGCCCGTGAGATCCGAGCGATCGCTGATTCAGCGGGAAAAAAGCTGATCGCTTACTCGGAGTCGACGGCCTGCTCCGCAGCTTACGCGATTGCGTGTGCTGCGGACGAGTTCGCAATTTCGGACACGGCTTGCGTCGGCTCAATCGGCGTAATCGCCATGTTGGTCGATACCACCGTCCTCGATGGGGCGTTGGGGATGCGGTTCACGACCGTAACATCCGGCGCTCGTAAGGCGGACGGAAACCCGCACGTAAAAACCACGGACGGTGCGGTCGAGGCCATGCAAGTCGTGGTCGATGCGATGGCCGCCGTGTTCTTTGATCACGTTGCGGCACGCCGTGGAATGTCGGTCGAGGCAGTTGCAGCGCTCCAAGCCGGTGTGTTCGTCGGCGCAGCCGCCGTCACTAACCAGCTCGCCAACTCAGTCGAATCGTTCTCATCGCTACTGGGACGCATCGAGAATCCCCCTCTCGTCTCGTCGGAGCAAATCACGATGCCCGACGACGACAAGAAAGACGAAAAGAAGGAAGACGCGACACGAGCGTCGCTCGTCACTGCGGCTCAGTCCGATGACGAAGACAAAGCCGCCCGTGCAAAGCGTGCTCTGGCTGCCTACGACTCTGACGAGTCGGACGACGACAAGAAAGACGAGAAGGACGACAAGAAGGAAGCGGCTGCTGTAGCTGCTGCTCTTGGTCCCGTAGCGAAGCAGTTCTCGGCCGAAAAAGCCGACCTGTCCAAGCAATTGGCAGCACAGCAAGCGGACATAGCCGCTCTCAAGGCCAAGGCTGATGCCTCTGACCGCGCTCTCATCTTTGCGGCTCGCAAGGATATTGGCGCGGAAATGATCAAGGCGCTCGAAGCCACTCCAACGAGTGCGCTGCAAGCCGTCGTGGATCAGATCCCAACCGCCACCGGATTTGTGAATCCGAAGATGGTCGAAGCCAAGCCGACTCAGGGTGCAACGGGCGCACACACGCTCTCCGCAAATCCTGAGCTGGATCACAAGATGGGCCTAGTTCAGGCCCAAACCGTCACCGAGAACGTCGGGTCACTCCAGCGTTTCGGCGTCAAAAGTTTCGTTAGCGCTGGGGGTACCAAGTGAGCGCACTAGCTAAGACCCGTTCAATTCGGGCCAAGAAGGCATCGACCATTAGTCTGCTCAGCACTGCTGAACAGGTCTATCAGGGCGGCATCGCCTGCATCGACACATCGAGCGGATTGCTCAAGAAGGGCACCGCATCGACGACCCTCAAAGCAGTTGGCCTCTATGCCGAGGACTCCCTCGTGGCGTCCGGTGGTGTTGCCGCGGTCAACCTGTTTCGAGAACTCGTCGGCACTTGGTTCGTCAACTCGGCATCTACTGACGCAATCGCACAGGGTCAGGTGGGGTCGGTTTGTTACATCGTTGACGATCAGACAGTGGCGAAGACGGACGGGTCGGGGACTCGCTCGGTTGCCGGCACTGTGTGGATGGTCGACTCGGTCAAGGGTGTGCTCGTGGACTCTAAGGTCCTCTGATAGCCACTCTGAGTTTCTCGTTACGGGGTTTTGTTTTGGGGGTTTGGGGACATGGGGCAGATTACACCTAGCTTTCTATTCGACGTTGAAAGCCGCATGCGCATCGTTTCCGCTCGTGAATACGAGCGATTTGCGCAGAACTCTTACTGGACGAGGATCGCAAAAGAGATCACTTCGACCGGTAAGCGTGAGCGGCTGATCTGGTTGCTCGACTCTGCGAAGATCGAGTACTCCGGTGACCGATTCGGTGGAGTCGCTGACTTCTCTGACATCCTGTCCAACACCACTGAGTACACGGCTCAGGCGGCTGATGAGTTCCTGACTCTCAACAAGTACGACCTCGAAGACCTCGACGGCGGCGGTGTTGAGGCAGCGGCTCACTGGGCACGCCAGATGGGTCTGTACGCCGCTTACTGGCCGCAAAAGCAGGTCATGACCGCTATCCGCAACGGCGGAGCGTCCACGAGCCTCAGCTATGACTCTCAAATTTTCTTCTCCACTGCTCACCCGCTGAATCCATTTGATTCTTCGCTGGGTACGTACGCCAACGACTTCACTGGCTCCGCTTCGGGTGCTTACCCCGGCGCTTGCCCGATCGATTCGACGAACGCAACGACCGTCGACACGGCGCTGCAAAATCTACAGAAGGTCATTCGGTACATCGAGGGTATCCTCATGCCGAACGGCGAGGATCCTCGGTTCCTCAAGGCCCGCACGATAATCGCTCCGCCCGCTCTGAGCCTCCGTGTTCAGCAGCTCACCAACGCCAAGTTCATCGCTCAGGCGGCTGGTTCGTCAGGCGGCGGCTCTGGTGACATCGAAGCCGTCATCCGAAATTGGAACTTCGACCAACCGCAAGAAGCTCCAGAGCTTGGCGCCACGGTGCCAGGCGGGTCGGACACGACCTTCTACATCGTTGCCTCGACCGCTGGTTCCGACGAGGTGGGTGCGCTCACCTACGTCAACAGGAACCCTTTCGAGATTGTGTACAACTCCGGCATGACGGACTCGGAATTGCAGCGTGCAAACAAGCTGCAATGGTCGATCCGCGGTCGTAACACGGTGGGCTACGGCCACCCGTATCTGATCTTCCGCGTGCAAGCGACCTAACCCATACGGGTTATCGAGACGAACGAAGGGTGCCTAACGGTGCCCTTCTTTCTTTGGGGGCACATGGCGTATCTCACTATCGATCAATTCGTAAACTTGGCGGTTTGCCCGTCAACTTACGTCGATTTCATCGAGACCGAGCAACCCGGGTGGACCGCTGCACAGCTCGATTACTGGTCCAGTTTCATCGACGCTCGCTTGGCCAAGCGATACGTCACGCCCTTCGCTTCGGATTCGCCTCCGTTGGTTGTGCAGGGCTGGCTGACACGGCTCGTGACCGAACGTGTGTACGCACGTCGAGGCGTGGATGCTAGCGACGGACAGATCACATACATTCAAGAGGACACCAAGAACGCCCAAACGGAGATCACCGAAGCGGCGAACAGCAAAGACGGTCTGTTTGAACTGCCCTTACGTCAGGATGCGCCCGGCGCCGACGGCGTAACCAGGGGTCAGGTTCTCTCCTACACGGAGCAATCGCCTTACACGTGGACGTATGTGCAAGAGCGTAACGGCCGTGGCGAGAGCGGCGGCTGGTGAACGATGGCCCGGGACAACGGCCAAGCGTTTCAAGCACTCGACGCCATGATCGCAAAGATCAAAGCGGTCGGGCTCATACCAACGGAAGTCGCTCCTCAGATAGCGGATGCGCTGCACTCGATTCTCGACGCCAACATTGCAGCGGGCGTCGGTCCCGATGGCAAGCCGTGGCCTCTAACCAAGAAGGGTGAGAAGCCGCTCAAGAACGCTTCGGCAGCGCTCACAGTGAGAGCGGTCGGGTCCGTCGTTCTGGCCAAGCTCACGGGGCCAACGGCGCTACACCACTTGGGAATCGCTAGGGGCCATATTCGTCGGCAAATCTTGCCGAGCAGTCGTGTGCCCGGACCTATGACGGCCGCCGTCAAAGCAGTCCTGACCAAGGCGTTTCAGACACGGACGGGGGCGAAGTAATGGCGATAATTCTCGCCCTCGAGAACTTGCTCAACAACGTGACCGCACGGTTTGCAACCGAGGGCACGTTGATCGCCAACACGTTCGGGTGGAAGGCGCCGGAGCGCCAGTCCAAGGAGATCAACAGGATCATCTGGGTACCTGGCGATGGCAGCGGCTCGCTAGGTGACATCGGCGGCCCTCGTTACCCTGGTGGGTTACCGGAGCGCCCCCTCGCCATGCTCGACGAGCTGTTCACGTGCTGGATCATCGGAGCGGATCCGCAAGCCATCCAAGACGACCTCGCTCAGTATCATCAGACTCGTTTGAACTACGACGCTTGGGTGAGAGCGGTCTATTTGGCCGCTCACGGCACTTACAAGATCAAACAGCAGTCGTGGGACATCACCCGAAAAGAGGGCCGCTTCGGAGCGATGATCAAAGTCGTAGGATCCGTGCAAGCGGTCATCCCTGACTCGCCTTTGACCATTGCACCGGTCGACACCGTTGCTGATGCAGTTGCTGGGATTGGTGCTTCAACTGATCCAGATCAAGTGATCACGCCCGATCCGCCAGACGACCCGTCAGACGATTAAGCCAAGTCGTTCCCCCTCTAGTCGCTGCTGAGGGGAACCGATGCAGCCTAGCGTTACACAGACGGAAAT